GCCACATCATAATCATCAACAACTTGTTTAAAGTTTTCAGCCTTAAAGAAAGCTGTAAACTTCTTATCTGTTTCGCCTATATCAAGCGAATATTCGTTAGATGATTTATTCTTTTTATCTGTAGCAACTATTTTGATTTTATTACCATCACCTTTTACAGCAATATCTGGTAAGTTAAGTGTAGTAGCACCTTTCATTAATTTAGCAAACAAATCTTTTTTTAATGTAAAAGTTACATATTTGTCTGGCATATTAATTTGTTTTTTAGGTGCGACAATAACTGATTTATCAGCAAAGAAATACTTTACTGCCTGTCTAGTTTTACTATCAGCAATTGTTACATTTGATCCACCATTAAATTTTAATTCTGGTGCTTCAAATAATTCAACTGATCTTAAAAATTCAGGTAAATCATAGATAGCAAATTCACTATCAAATTTTTCTGTTATTTCAGCCTCGGCTAAAATGTTCTTCATTGTAGAAATTGTCTGTACTTTATTTCCAGGTTTAATCAAAATGTTTTGATTGATGTCTGAAAAGTTTTTTAGTACAGATATTGTGTCTGTGCTTAGGTTCATTTCACATTCTCCTTATCATAGTTTAATAATAATATAACATAGTGTACTGCTTTTAGCAAGTCTGCTCTGTTATGACCGTTCTTTTTACCGTACCTACACAAATATTTAATTGCGTTGGCTTGACAAAAATCTTTTCCAATACCTAGTGTTTTAAATAAATCTTGTACTTGAAAGCCGTCTTTACCACTTGAATAGTGTTGACCGTATGTTGACTTAATATAATCACCTATTTCTTTTAATATTTTATCTTCATTGTATTTCATAATGTATCAATATATCACAAGACTTAAAAAAAGTCAAGTCTAGTTTATATCATTAAAATTAAACCAGAAGTTTGTTTTTATCGCACCTTTTGAAGGTGTCATACCAGCACTACCAACACCTGTGTCGGTCATAGTTAAGTCTGATTGTGATAATATTTCTGTTCCAATTGATAATGTAACTGTAACACTGGCTCTACCAGAAGCACCAGGTTTTGGTACCATTGTAATAGTTAATGCTTTATTTCTAATGTCTGATATAAATTTTTTCATATCTTCACTTTGTTTAGATGAAATAACTCTCATATTTTTACCTTCACCTATAGCAGCATAGAAATCATCTTCTCCGTCCATACCAATTTGTTTAATTAAATTATTATTAATTTTTTGTTTGTTCTTTTTGTAGATAGCATTAAACTCATCTACTATAATTTTAGCTGTATTGATTTGTGATTCTTTTGAAACTTTACGACCATAATCTTTGTATTTTTTAAACATCTTTTTTTCTGAAGCATTTAAACTCTTTTTTGCTAAAAATTCTGTTGCTTCTGCTTTTGACATACCATCTTTCATAGCAGCTTTTAACATACTATCAAAAATAATACTTTGTGATTTTTCTAATGCTTTAGAAGTAAAATTTTTATCACCTGTTAAACCAGAAAAGAAACTTATTAAAGTATTGTTGGCTAAATTAATTCTACTTTTTTGATATGCTTTTAATGAAGCGGCTATCTCTGCCACAATTTGATTTTTTGATTTTTTTCTAGCTCTTAATACTATATCTGCTTTACCTTCACCTTTTAAACTATCACCTGTTAGTGTTATATCAAATTGGGTAACTTTTAAATCTGCTGTTTCAATCAACATATCAGAAAATATTTTATCAGCCATCGCTTTACCAGCGTCTTCCATTCTTTGTATTTCAGAACTTAAATTTTTAAAATTTGATAAAGTTTTTAATTTGTTGTTAACAAAGTTTTGTCTGACTTTGTTGAGTGATGAACTGGATGATGAACTAGGTAAATTTAAATTTCGACTTTCAATAAGTTTTGCCAATTCTACACCACAAACATATTCTGAATAATATCCTAGTCGGGATTTACTGTCTTGTCCTACTTCGTTTGCTTCACTTAAACCTGTACTTATTTTCATAGATATAGTTTGTCCAAAACCTAGTTTAGAAGCGATAGCTCTAAAAGCAAATTTAAAAGCATTTACTACTTTATTAAAAGCACCTCTAATAAATGAAATGAACCCACTGAATAATCCTTCTTCTAATTCAGTTATTCTGTCAAATTTTTCGTCTTTTAAATACTGCTTGAAACTAATCATAGCAATATTTATACGACTAGAAATTCATAATTAATAATTCTTCTCCCTTATCGGTACCTACAGATTTACTACTATTTTGTTTATTAAATGATCTGGTTTGCCAACAATAATTGTTTTTAGGAAACCAAGTCTGTAAATCATCAAAGTCATAATAAGAAAGTACAAATTTACCTTTTATGTTTTTTAAAGTGTCTGCTAATTTTTTATGTTCTTCTTTAGGAAAGTCTTTTGTGTAATATGATTCTTTTTCAAAATAAGGTGGGTCACAATAAAACAACGTGTACTTGTCATCATACTTTTTAATAACTTCTTCATATGACAAGTTTTCTACATTGTTAATTGTTTCTAATTTGTATTGCCATTTAGGATTTTCTAACTTCTCAATTAGTTGTGTGTATTTTGATTTATATTTACCTTTTAAATCTACAAATTTTGCTTTGTCAATTGTTAAACCACTAAATGTGTTTAACTCTATGTACATATATTTGGCTGCCGTTTCAATGTCACCTAATTCTATATTGTAATCTAATGGTGTAATTTCTGATTGTATGTTTTCAAATAAGGATCTAACTTGTGGTCTGTATTTTTTAAGAGCTTTTACAAATTCACTTCTTTTATAAACAGCACAATGAAAAACATTTGCTAGATAAACATTATAATCATTATAAACATTTACATCTGAATTAATATTACCTTGAAAGAAAACCCAAAAAGCACCGCCAAAAGGTTCTACATAAGTTTTGTGACTAGGAAAATTATTGGAAATCCAATTTGCTTGAAATTTTTTACCACCGAGATAACTAAACATAATTTATCATTATACAAAAAAAGTGGCGGAAAGTCAAGTCTCCGCCACTTTCTAATTTATATTATTTATTTAATATCAATTGTTCTAGCTTTTTTACTTTCTGGAACAATTTTTTCTAAAGATACCTTCAATAAACCATCTTTTAATTCGGCACCTTTAATCTCAACATCATCAGCTATTGTGAAAGATTTTGAGAAATATCTTTTAGCAATACCTTTGTGTATTACTCCGTCATCCTCTTTATCTTCCTTTTCTTCTTTGATAGATTTGATATTTAAAATACCATCTTCAAAGTCTATAGAGATGTCTTTTTTATTATAACCAGCTAATGCTAATTCTATATCGTAAGTATTTTTACCTGTCTTTACAATATTGTATGGCGGAAAGTTAGGTATAGATACTCTAAAATCGTCTTCAAACATTCTTTCAAAATGATCGAATACGTTATCGAACCCAACTGATACTGGTCTTAATTGATTAAAAATAGAAAGTGCTTTGTTAGTCATATAAACCTCCTTGTTAAAGCAAAGTTATTTTAATTTAAATGAGAACCCACTATTGGCATCCTCACTTTTATTTATATAAGTACGATTTATAGAATTACAACTGGTCAATTCTGTCACACTTATAAACGTGGGATTAACCTTGATCCCACACGTGTTTATTAAGTAACAACCCTTTGGTGATTTGTTTTTGTTTAGGTCAAACCACCAAATATCCTAAAGCGACGCCGACTTTGATTCAGAAATCGGGTTATCGGCTCACCCTTTTTACACTATTAAGGACTTACGGACAGCCTTAACATAAATATATATATAATCAAGTAGCGTAAAAACTTTAAATTCCTTTTAAAGCCATTATTTTTTTCATTTTTTTCTTATGATTAATGATATTACGTTTTTTTGCTTCACGTTTTTTAATAGATGGCTTTTCATAATATTGCCTATCTTTTAATTCACGTAAACGACCGTCTTTTTGTAGTTTCTTTTTTAGAACTCTCATAGCTTGCTCTAAATTATTATTTCTTACTACGACTAACAAAATATTTACCTCCTTAATTTAATTTATTATCACCACGTAAAATAGCACTTACCATAACTCTTTTATAGGCATTTACTAAATCCGTGATAGTACATTTTTTAATGTCGTCTTTAACGGTGGTGGGCACAACCCCACCACCTAGGACTACACTATGAACAGATTTAGATGATTTCGTCTGTTTCGTCTTCATCATCCGACTCACTGTCATTGTCATCCAATTGAGAGTTTACCTCAGCCATTCTTTTTTCTTCTAGTATCTGATCGACACTAGCACCAGAATCAACTTTAGTATATAACTCTACAAATGAATTTTTTGTATCATCATCAAATCTATTAGTACATAACTGAATAGCTTTGACTTTATCACCGAAGATAGCATACGCTTGTGTAATGTGTACTAATCTTCTGGTAGAGATAATCTCATCAACACCGCCGTCAAAATAAGTTCTTCTAATCACGTCTGCCCACGTTACTAACTTATCAACAAATTTAACGTCTGATTTACCAGCGGCTTTTAGAGTATTAACTAATATCTTTTTTTCAACAGACATTGTAGGATATTTCTGTTCAAATGTAACAGGAAATCTTTCTAAAAATGCCTCGTTAAGAATATTAGTACCGATAAACTTACCGTCTTCACTTCCTTGCCCTTTAGTATTGGCAGTAGCAATCACATTAAAGCCATCTTTAGGTTTAACATATTTGTTAATCTTTTTAACAAAGACACCAGAACCTTCTAAGATTGGTTGTAAACACATAATCTTATTAGACGCAAGGTCAATCTCATCAAGGAGAAGAATAGCACCTCTCTCCATAGCTTCAATTACAGGACCATTTTGCCAAACAGTTTGACCGTCTTTAAGTCTGTAACCACCGAGTAAATCGTCCTCGTCAGTTTCAATTGTGATATTAACTCTAATTAATTCTTTTCTATTCTCGGCACAGGCTTGAGTCACACCCATTGTTTTACCGTTACCAGATAGACCTGTAATAAACACAGGATAGAATTTGCCTGACTTAACAATAGATTTAATATCTGGATAGTTACCGAAACTAACAAAGATAGGATCTTTTTTTGGCACAATATCGCCAGTTAAAGATGAAACAATATAAGCTGCCTCGTGTTTAGTTTCATTTACAGGAGTTTCCGAAACTTTTACAGTTTCAGTTTTTATAACTGGAATGTCTTCGCCATCAATTGGCAACTTATAAGTTTTTTTATCAACTTTATAGTTTTTGTTTTTAGTCAACCATTGTGGTGGATACTTACAGCCAAATTTAGCATTGGCTTGTTTTAACTCATCAATAGTTAAAACATCTTTATTAAACATTTCAAAAGCGTGTTTAACAAAGTCTTTTTGTTTAGTGTTTAACATAATGTAGTCCTTTCATTATTAAATATACTTATATGGTATCATAGTTTTTATCAAATGTCAATACTAAAAAAAGTGTTGATTTTATTGACTTATTTAACATATTAGGCAACCTTCTCTATAAATTTGTTTAATAATATTCTGGATTTGATTCTTCCAGTCATAGATTTACTAAACAACTGTTTAATTTTACCAGCTTTCATATTTGGATTAACATCAGATAAATCAGTATTTACAACATCCATATCTTTAGCATTTACAACATAGTATTCGTTATAACCATTTTTACTTATAACAGCTACTTTATCTTTAGTATATTGCTGTCTTAATTTTATACCTTTTTCATCATATCTATTGCCAAAAATTCTTTCAGCATCCCAACCTCTTATTTTTTTCAATAAATAAAATCCTAAAGTGGTTACACCGTATTGTTTTCTTAAAACATTTAAAAGTATAGATGTAATTCCTTCACTACTATAAAAAAGACTATTATCATCAATAGTATAATTTTTTTTGTTAACTTTAATAACAGGTTTACCTTCAATGTGTGTTACATTTAATCCTTCATCTGTATTTTGATAATAACCTCTAGCATAATTACCAGCACCGTCAGTTAAAGTAATAAATGTTAACTTCTCAATTTTATATTTGTTTTTAAACATTGGCACAAGTTTATTACAAACTACAAGCGCTTCATTTAATGGTGTACTACCTAACTGATAAGATTCTGGCATACCAGGATTATATCTTTTATCACTATTAAAATAATCATCATTTAACCAGGATCTTCTAGTATATCTATTACCATAATATAGTCCCATAGAATATAGATACATCAAAGACTCATCTAATTTTGTTTTCTTTAATTTGTGACTAGCAATATTAATTAACTTAAATGAATCTAAACCAATATTACTATGTTTAACAATATAAGATTCATTCATAGGAACATTTTGATCGTGTTCACTTGTAAAAGCATAAACCTCAAAAGGTATTTGAACTTTTTGACAAAAATAAATTAACTGAATTAATTGATGTACAGTTTTTTCAATTACATCACACATTGAACCAGACCAATCTAACAACATCATCATACCGTGATTTTTTGTATTTGGTAATATTGTTAATCTTTTAAAAATATCATCACTAAATTTGTAATTCTTTAATTTAAGAGGATCTATAACACCTGTTTTATCTGTACTAGCTCTTTTATAAGCAGTAGCAGCTTTTTTCATTTCAAACTCTTTAACAAGATACATAATGGTTTTTTTATTATCTGATTTAAATTTTTTGAAATCATTTTTTAACCACTGTAAATAACATTTAGTTTCATATTTATTTTGATGTGAATAAGTAGCAAAATATTTTTTTATATCACTAACAAATTTTTTATTAGAGATTAAAATTTTGTCTAATTTTGGTTCAGGCAAAGTCATATAAGAATACGATTTTGTTTCATCATAAAGTTTAGATTTATTTTCTTCATAACTTTTATCAGTAATAACTGAAAGTTTTGTAGTATCGCCATTACCACCATTGTTTGTAGCAATTGTAGTTTCTTTTTTTTGTGATTCAATATCATCTTTTTTATCATCTAAATTATTTGAATCTTTAGATTGTGATTCTTTATCATCACCTTCATTAGCAGATTTTGAATTATCACTTTTTATATTTGAATTATTATTATCTTTAGCATTAACATTATTATCTGATTCTTGTTTATCATTTAAATTATAGTTTTCAATTAATGGATGAGAATCAAAATCAGGTAATTTTTTTAGTTTTTGAATTTGTTTTTTTTGCCAGTTTAACATTTTTTTTGCTAAATCAACAACATCATTAAAAGACTTTAATTTGTCAACTTGACTTAACCATACTTTATCTGTGGTTGTAAATTTAAAAGGCAATCTTTTTGAAGATTTGTAAAACAAGTTAATTTTATCAATTAACATTAAATCATTATCTAAATTTTTATTTTTAATACCAAAGAAATTTTGTTTCATCATTATATCAAAACCATT